AGCGCAAGATCATCAAGGGACACTTGATGAGCACGGTTATGCACTGCGCTAAAATCGCTAGGCTTTGAATATGAAGCATTGTTCCTTGACATTGTATCGCGGATTCGGAATGCAACAGGCCACTATAGGTCATCGGTACAGACGGCTGCGTTCATGGTGTGAAGAAACACCACGGCTGGCAGCCGCTCTACAGACCGGATGACCTTAAGATCGGACTCCACCATAGCCCGATTCAGCCCAAAGTTTCGATACCTCCTGCACAACCAGTCGACCGTGCCCACATCCCAGCGGGGCACCCCTTCCGTCCTGGCTGACCAGGTCCGATTCTCGTCAACCCTGATTTGCGTTTCCGCATACTTGGGTAAGAGCTCGAGGACCCTATCTGCCATGTCCGAAAGGATTGGAACACACTGATACAAGGACAATTGGCGTGCTACGCCCTTAGTCCATGCCGGTAGGTTCCCAACTGGTTCACATTGCCAAAACGCCTTATAGCCTCTCCTTCCTATTGTTGGTCCCCAGTAGAACTTGTTGCCGACGGGAAATGGCATCATCCCGAGAAATGTTACGTCACACAAATCAGAGCTGTGACCCATCTTCGCGGTCAGGCCAAACTCCTCAATGTGACGCTGAATCTCCTCAAGATACGGCTCAATCTCAACCGAGCAAGCTACAAGTGAATCGTCCCCTACCACTACGATGGAGAAGACGTTCGAGGCTAACTCAATGTCCAGACTCGTCAGATCACCTATCTCCTTGCCCGTAAACGCGGCAGCGAAGCTGAGTGAGAGAGCTAGACCATTCAAAATGGCGTTGGCAAGCGCTGTATCATCACGGCCTGATGCGTTACACACATCTGACTGGTACTCGATCCATCGGTCCTCCTTTCTCACACGCACCTCGCCGTACGGCCTCCTCCAGATCTTGAGAACATCCCAAAAATCCTGAGGGGCGTCAGGGTAAATCTTGCGGTAGAAGGACTCAATCAAGTCCCAAGCCATGTGCGAGTACGTCGCATCAAACGCAGAGTAATCACTCCAGAACCAGGATACCGCACCACTATGGTTGTTAAGCCATTGATCGAGCTTCTGAGGACTCGTAGATGCATAAAAGATCCAATTATCTGGGTGCCACACCTGATTGAGCCGGTAGACTAGCGGCTTGAGGTACGGCCCTGCCACTAAGTGAGTCTCATCGTGAGGGGCTTGAATAAGCCGCGCAACGTACTCAACGAGATCACTAGACGGGCCATCGGGGGTGCCCTTAAAGAACGGAAGCAACTCTGTCTTAACAAAGGCCTTGATCACGTGGAACTTCTTGTGCTTGGCACCTCGCTCCTCGTAAGCTCGTAAGGCCCTTATCATGTCTTTCCGTCTCCGAGCCACCGTGTAGGAGAGGATCCAGCGACGGACGTCCCATGGTTCCCCTCGCAACAGAAACTCGGCCAGCAGTTTGTCAGAAAGCCTGCTTGCGGCCGCAAAGGCGGCTGGGTTAAGCACAGCAGGAACGGTCTTAAAGACACGGTACAGAATTGCCTCGCACAGAGGGCGAGCCCCCAACGAGGTGGAAAATGGTATGGCCCCGCTCAGACCGATC